GTGAAGCCCTGACCGTTCGTCCCTGCCGTACCAGGGGTGCCAGGAGTTCCCTGTATGCCTTGGATGCCCTGCAAGCCCTGTGTGCCCTGCACCCCGGTAGCTCCAATGGGGCCTGCCGGACCCGGCAATCCTGCCTGAGCGATCAATGCCCAGGAGTCAGGGTTGGTGGCTGGTGTCTTGCCTACGTTGTTGTTCTGCAGCGATAGGTACGAAGACCCGTTGTAGGCGACGGCGTCATTGATGCTGTATGCCGTAGCTGCCACATAGTCAGCTTGCCAGTTGATGCTACTTCCACCCGTGCCGCTGTTCTGCGGTACACACTTACTCTGCCCAGGGGACCATACCCCGGTGCCATTGCAACCGGTCTGCTGCTGGATGGCCTGTGTGATGCTGTAAGCATTCACTACCACCCCACCAGCGTTGCCGGTCGATCCGCCCACCTTGAGGTCTACCGGGCCAACAGAGGCATCAGGCAGCACACCCGTGGTTGGTGCTGAGTCAAACGAAACAGCTCCACTTGCCGGTGCGTAAGCTCCGTATCCGGTGAGGAAGCGCGATGCACCAGTGAGCGTGTTTTGCACGCCTACCTGATAGCAGAAGTTGCCACCACTTGACGGCGTCGGAAGATTAACGCTGAACCCACCATTGGTGACCACAGCGGTGGTGCCGTTGTATGAGCCACCTGAGTAGGTGAGCGTGGCACGATGACCATTGCAGTCATTGGGGCGGAAAGTAATTAAACCTGCAGCCATGACACTGCCATCATCGTTCTTGATGGACGTGCCAGTGAGCACAGTGGACGTGGGCACGTTCTGTGCGCCTGCATGCGGCAAGCAGCAAACTGCTAGTGCCAACGGCAGAGCGAATAAGTGGGCCTTCTGCATGATGGTCTCCGATGAGTGGTGTTAAGGAATGTATACGGTGCGTGCGTAAATTCTGTAAGAGGGGCTTCCGCTAAAGGTGCTTGCTGCCGTGGTGGTAACGGTCACTGGTGTGTTGGCTGCTTTGCGAAAGAACAGCATTCCAGTTCCCGGTTGTACAGTTTGCAGCAGAGAGAAGCTTGTGAGAGCGCTCACACCTGTGTACGTGCGCAAGTCGGTCGTGTAGGAGCCGGTGATGTTGACAGCACTGAGGATCGTTCCCGGCACCTCTGTCTCAAGGCTCACAAACACGTAGTAAAGCCCTGCAGGGCAGGGGTCCGGTGTTTGTGGGTTTGTGGGGTCTGCGACAGTACCGCATATGGAAACATTGGCCACAGGAGCCGTCACACCCGTCATGCTGAGCGTTGTGCCCTTAGGCTGTGGAATAGGCACTGTGGTGTATGGTGTGTTTTGAACGGCACCAACAGCCTGACCGAACACAGGAGCAGCGAGTAGAAGAGCTAGTGCACAAGTTCTCAACATGACTTCTCCCGTTAGTAACTTGGGGCACAGAGCTTGAGGTTGACATCACAGGTGAGTGTCAGGATGCGGTTTACTACGGCGGTGGAGTTAAGCGCGATGCCGTAGGCACTGGTGGTCGCTGTTGCACCCGTGGCCAAAGTGAATGCTGCGTCCGGCCACAGTTTGAACTCGCAGGACTTGCCTGCATTCTGACAGTTGCCGGGAATCGTGATGAGACTGATGGCTGCTGTTCCGGTTACATGGTGCAGGCCGGAACCAGGAGACAGCGTAGCAGCGGATGCCAATGCAGAGCCCTCACCCACAGCAGGCTGTGCAGTAGAAAACTGCTGTGATGCTTGGCTGATGCCTGTGAACGATGCACTTGCTGCGGTCACGATGGCACTATTCCATGAGCCACTTGAGCTGAGGAAGCCACGCTGTGTCCATGTCTCAGAGCCGAAGGCTGCACTGCCTGTGGTGGCATACCAGTAACTGTTGCCGTTGCTGTCACCACAGTAAGCTTCTGCTCTGTAAGGTGAGCCGAATGCCACCCACATTCCAGCACATGAGATGTTAGCCACCATGCCGGTTGTTCCCGGCTGTCCAGATGCTGCACTGCCTGCACCCACAGTCGCCGGTGTCGTAAACGCCTGAAAGAAGCTTGCTGTAGCGTTGGTGTCCGTCGTGAATCGCCCAGCCTTCGGAGTTGTCAATCCGATGTTCTGTGGCGTACTCATGTCGATATTCTGGCCCTTGGTGGTGTCCGTGGTAGCCGACGCTGCCAAGCCGCCAATCTGATTAGCTTGGTAGTCATTCAACGCAGGAGTGATATCACCATTTCGCTTATTGTTAGCAGGTCCAAACTGAGTCACACCTGCCGTGGTCGAAGGCTGTGAGCAGCTGTTGGTAGAGGGTTGCCAGTAACCCGGACTACTGCACCCACTCTGCGACTGGATGGCAGAGGCCACGGCACCCGCCGTGACCGCTCCGCCCTTCTTGCTCGCCATGGTGCCCACTTTGTTGAACCCAATAGACACGTTGGTGCCACCACTAAATGTAGCGGTGATAAGAAACGAGTCATACCGAGTGGGCGTCACCTCTACAGTGTTCGTTGTCGTCGCAGTGCTAGTGGCCACAGTGTCTGTGCAAGCACCGGAAGGCATACAGCCCTTGACGGTAACTGAGAGGGACGTGGGGGCACCTGCAGGGATGATCTCAAGGCTGATGCTGCCACTGCCCTGAGGGTCTTTGAATGTGGTGTTGCCACCGCTCACAGTGATGGGCGAGATGGCCTCACGGTACTTGGTGTTGTAGCTCTGCCCCGGCATGATGGTTGTCATGGCCGTCAGGCAGGCAAGGATGCTGCAGGCTGTTCTACGCATAGGTGTTTGCTCCTGATAAAAGGGCAGCAGCCTAAGCCACTGCCCTCTTTTACATCGTTACCGCGTTTTCTGACTAGATGGCCTTAGGGAGCCACGGACGCGACCGCACCACGCGCATCCACATACGCGTCACCCAGGAAGTGGCGGACCTTCCACTCCTGTGTGTCGTTTTCGAACGACTCAGGCCCCGCACTGCCACCACCGGCGTTGAGCTGGTTGGAAGCCTTTACCATCACCTGTGGTGTCTCATAGCCACTCAGGTACTGCACCTGTGCAGCCACGACCTCAGATGGGTCAATGAACACGTACCACGTCTTGTCGGCGTTGCCGGACATGTCCAGCAGCGGCATGTACGCGTTGGTGTGTGGGATGATGGTGTACTTGCGAATCATGTTTTCGCTTGTCACCACTGTGGGTGTTGCCTTGTTAGCAGCAGTGGTGCCCGGTGCCAGTGCGATCTGCGTTGACGGCGAGATAATGGACCACAGGCGGAACTCCAAAGCAGGCGGCACAACCACGTGCACCGTGTTGAACAGGATGGGGTCACCATCCGCGTCACGCTGGTTGCGAAGCTTTGCAATGGCACGCTGCAGGCTGTCACTGTTAAGGTCTTCATTCATCAGGTTGTTGATGACAACACCATCGATCGGATTGACCACGGCGTTACCAAACAGCTTGGGATTCGGACCCGTAGCCGTCACAAAGGTGCCGGTAGCAAGACGAAACTCTGTCTTCTGTGCAGCCTTGGCCAAAGGGGTGGCAAGGTCACGGAATACGCCGTAACGGTCGTTGATGATGTCTTCCATGGTGATGCCGAAGAGCTTGCCGTACTTCTTGAGACGGGTCTGCACCTTGGACTCAACCATGCTGCCGTACTTGTACTCACCGTGCTCAGCGACTTCAAACAGCGGCTTGGTCAGGCCGTGTGTGTTGACCAAGTTCTTGGGGCGGAAGTCACCCTGCGAACCGGTGCGGATGTACTGCTTCCAGTCCAAGTCGGTGTTCTGGTACTGCTGGATAAGCTCCTGCTCAAAGATGGTGCCGAGCAGAATGGGGAAGTCGGTGGTGGTCGCAGCCTCTTCAAGCGCGACGCCGAAGCGGTACTTGCTCATCTGCCGGTTGGTCAGCAGGGACGTGGCAGTTGCCAAGGAAACAGGGCTAACGCCCACATCGCGTACAGCGGTCAGACCCTTGAAGTCATCGCTCTCTGCAAGTTCATGAAACTTTGCCATTGTGTAACCTTCCGTGAATCGAGATGACCGCTATACGCGGGTGAAGCTTGGTGACTAGGACTTGGACGAACCGTGCTTGAGCAGGATGTCAATGTTGCCGGTGGCACCCGCGTTGATTGCACCGTTGGCCAGTGCATAGCCAAACCGCGTCTTGGTGGCGTCCAGGGACAGGATGCACGTGGCAGGGTCAATGTAGATCACCGTGCCGGGTGCTACTGCTGTGTTGGTGGCTCCGTTCTTGGCAACCACAGGCAGGTTGAACACACCGCAATGACGCACTGCAATGAGGTCAGTTACATCACCGGCAGACTTGGTGGCCACACCGACGAGGTCGCCGACAACCACCGGGTCACCACCAAGCACGAGGCCAGAAGCACGCACAGGGTGCTGCAGTGTAGCCTCAGGCCAGTTGATGTCGTTGCCATACTCCACATAGTTGAGCATTTCGTTTACCTCAAGTTGGAATCTTTGTATCAGGTTGGTGGCCGGTCGTGAAGACCCGGCCCTTCAAGACTTAGCGGTTGGTGGCAGACTCATACATTTCTTCGGCCTGCTCCTTGGTCCTGCCGGTCTTCATGATGGCGTTGACGTAGGTGGTCTTGGCCTCGGTCGTAGCGGCTTCCGTCAGGTCAGCATCCTTGCTCGATGCGCTGGAAGCCTCACCCATGCCCTTAACCTTGGACTTGCCGGTGACCGTGACAGCAGGCTCTTTGTAGCCGGACTCCGTCAGCAGTTCCTTCATGTCCTTGATGGCTTCATCCATACCGTCGGTGCTCTCAGCACCCTCAAACTGCTTGGTAACGCGCTTGGCAGCGTGCTCAGGGAGCTTGGCCTCAGTCAGCTTGGCGGTCAGTGCAGACGCAGCCGTTGCCTTGTTCACCTTGGCAGCAGATTCCTTGAGCTGTGCATCCTGCTCAGCAATCTTCTTATTGGCTTCTTCTAGTTCTTTCTGCAGCTCTTCTGCTGTCTTCATGGTCTGATACCTCTCCTCTGCTGCTTCGGTTATTTGTGCTACTAGATCGGGACGCTTAGAGCTGAGCATGTCCAATGAGATTGTGTCAATATCCTCATCGTCAGCAGCCTCTTGGAACGCCACATAGTCGTCAAACGTGCTGAACCCTTCCAGTGCTTCTGCAAAACCTTCCACACCACCACCGGCACCAGGGAACGTCACAAAGTCCACACTCTTGCAGCCCTTGAAGGATTCCACAAAGTTGGTCTTCACACCTTCAACGATGGCTTCCTGCTGTCCACCGAAAGCACGAATAGACACACCCATCTGAGGCAGCAGGCCATGCTCATCAAGCAGCTCAAACTTTGCTTTCATGGGTGGGTCAATGATCTTGGCCTTAGCCTTGACGTTGCCGGTGGCCGCGTCCACAAAGGTTGGTCCCATGGAAGCTACCCAATCATGGATGCTTCCCTCTGGCCTCTTCTTGGACTCTTCCTGCGTCTGGTGGTTGGCAAACATCTTGGCGTTGTCGAAGACCTTGTGGTCACGTGCCAACGTCGCCTTAGGGTAGAACCGTGACTTGGACGTGTTGAACCCGGGCTTGATGACCGTGATGTTTAGCTCACCCGTGCTGCGGTTGTATGCACCGGCTTCCAGCATCACAACGTCCGTGCGCTCTTTGCCAAGCACCACGCCTTGGATGGACTCCTTCAGCGGCTTATAGGCCACTTCAACCTTCGTCGGCTCAGCGATTGTGACTGCACCCTTCGTGTTGGTGTAGTAGGACGACCACAGGCTGCCGTTGTACTCAAACACCACCTGCGTCATGAACAAGTCACGGATGTAGGGACCGTCCACGTACTTGCCACCCACGTTGCTTGGGTACTTCGCCTGCAGCGCCGCACGCACCGTATCACGCAGTGCATCAAGACTCGTGCTCTTGCTAATCGTTGCCATTTTCATCTCCTTGTACACCTACGATTGCACACCTGCACTTACCAGGGTGAGCCGGTGGTCTCTGATGCCCTGATGGGAAAGGCTGGTCCACAGGGATCGCACCGGCTGCTTTGTTTGCCGAACATATGGGACAGCAGTTCGCACGCGCCACCCAACGCTTTAAAGGTAGACCTACCCTTTTGATCTTGTTAAGGGTGGCCTCACTCATCGCGCTGTTTATCTCTGTGGTGGCGATGCTGCGTGCACGGTAGGAACTCATGCCATCAAGCGTCTTGCGAACCTCTGAGGCAGTGCCGGGGACACCAAGCTGGTCCTGCAGACCTCTCACTATCGCATCGTTGATGAGCTTGCGCGTGGTCTCATTGATGCCGGTTACTGCACTTGCCGCTGTCTCTGTGGCGTACTGGATCACCTCGGATGACGGTGGACGGTCTAGCCCTTGCTGGTCGTTGGATGATGCTGCTTCGTTAAACACACTCATACCACCGGCAAGCTCATATGCGCGAGTCATGCCGTTGACAAGGATACTCTTGAGCGTGTCGCTATTCGCTGTCACCAAGAAGTCAACGTGTGCTCGCAGATGCTCAACGCTGTTGAACTCTTGTGACACA